GCACCAATCACATATAATAAATTGTGCTTTTTATTTTCCTTTGTATCCGATACGTCCGATACTAGGTTCCCGTTGATCCCGCTACGGTCGGATTAAACGAGTATATACTTGCGCCTCTATGGACGTGCAAGCTATAGTTACCAATGCCGGGGGTGCCACCCAGACCACGTTGGGCGGTCCCGAGGCAGCTTCTTGGGTGGCGAGGGCTCTTAATCAAGTTTATCGTATTCCTGCCATGCTATCCAAAGAGGCTCAAAAACGCTTAGGCGAACTCATTCCCTTTCCTGTTTATTGTTCCGCGGAGAAACGTCCGAACACGGGTGACCATGCAGTATACGCTGGCATCCGTGAAGTTATCCGCCAAGTTGACGATTCTAATTCTGGCATATATACCCATTCTGCTAATCTTGAACATTGTTTTATTGGTGCCACGGCTCGCGAGATTCATACTTATACTATGCCAAATGCCCACTTCATCATTCACGGAAATGAGGCTAAGGATGGGGCTCGGCTTTCAAATTTGCTTTCTGATTATAAGACTCGTATTTATGAGACCATTTCTCAACAAGAGGCTGCTGACGCCCAAGCTATTAGAGAGAAGCGCAACCGCCCAAAAAAGAAATATTTAAATCCAAAAGAGAGTATGGTGTTGAGGAGGAGGATGGCTGCAGATGAGGAGATGAGCCGAGATACCTTTTATGACAAGTTGGCCGACATGCATGGCAAGCCCGGTTCCATCCTGACGACGGATGCGTTCCGTGCTAATAGAGCCGGCAGTCAGCGGACTTTTGATGTTTTGCATTTTCAAGACTGTCACTACGAGCTAGAGGAGGAGGATTATTTCAAGTATTTTTATGAAACTGGCGCTCTAATTGGTTACGGTTATGGCTTGTTGCCGGAGGAGTTGTTGTTTGGGAACGCTGTGTCGGCGAATCCGGAGTATAAGGTGGAGATTGGTAAGCACAGAACCAATTTCCGTTTTCGTGGTGCGTATAGTCAGGGATATTCCCATCCGACCCGCACCTGGTCGGTTTTGGCGAAGAATACTATCCTCCGCAATTCGGGTTACGCGTTCGATTTGAATATTGAGATAACGACGCGTATCGGAGCGATGGTGGCTTTCACCATTTCCCGTGCTCCTAGATTTTCTCGCGCCACCGCTATCGTCGAACTCCCCGTCAACCGTCGCAACACTCGCATTCTCGATCTCAAGTCGATTTTTGACCCCATCACCGGCAAGCTCAATTGGTCCAAGCGCAAGTACGTCCTCTTTCCCGCTGCTTATTGGAGGGAGACGATACATTTCCTGATGACTTGCTCGGAAAAGAGCGTCGACCTCAACAACGTCAAGGCTTTCATGCGGCGCGCCGGAGCCTCCATGTCGCTAATGCCCGGTGAGCTTCCTCCAAAGTGGTTTTACGAGTCTGAGGAGGATGCCACCGCTGTTGCTACTGCCGCGGTCATCTACGTGCTTTGGAACAATTCGCGATCGAACAGTTGTGTCGAGTGGGCCGAGAAGGGTTTCCTCAATGTCTCTCCTGGCAAAACCTTCTCTGAGGTCATGAAGCTCATTCTTGGTGCTGCTTGGGAGGCCTACAGCTTTGCCTTTCCGGCTTTGGGGCCCATGCAGCTCGAGATCTTCTCAAACCTGTTCCGCAGCGAGCGTACTCTGCTGGGTGATCGTCTCGTCGAGCCCTACAATTATATTCGCGATCTTAGTTCGTCCTCGGTTTTTGAGGGCTTCGACGGCGAATCTCAAGTTGTACGTCCATTCTTCAATCGTTCGCTGTTCAAGGTCGGTTCGGGTTGCTGTGGGTTTTGCAAGGTCATGAAGCCTCGTCTTGGTAAGCAGAAGTTGCGCTGCATGTATCGCGCCAACAGCGACGTGTCCTACACCATGGAGGAGGAGGAGATACGCAAATTCAAGTTTGAGCTTCTGGAGAATGCCGAGAAGGCGCCGGCCCAACTTGCTGTGACTCTCAGGGATGCGGCCGACACTCTCAACGCCGCCAAGTACACACACACCTGCCGCACGGAGTACATTCTTGGGGGCCCTGGCACCGGAAAATCTTACATCATCAAGGAACTCCTCAAGTCGGACCCGGACAATACCACGCTCTACCTGCCATTCATCGCTCTGTTGGCCGATTACGAATCCCAGTATCACACCAAGACGCCCCATAAGTTCATGATCTCAGGCTGCAGACGCAAGTTGATCGTTGATGAGTGCACCATGGCCGATGGGAGGATTCTTAGGTACATGGTCGCCAAGTTCAAGCCATCCATCGTTTACGTCGTCGGAGACCACAATCAAACGAAGATGCAGAGCAAGTTTGGTCAGTACATCGGAGACATGATGCCGCTCGGTACCCTGAGCCGTCATTCGCTTCACGTCAATTTCCGAAACAAGATGTACCCCGTGGCTTGCCTCAACGATGCGTGCGAGTACCAGATGAGTTGCGTCTCAGAATCGATGGGTGTTCCGATCGTAAAGCCCCTGTCCATGGCGGATGAGCATGTGGACTCCAAGGACAATCTTATGATGGGCTTCTCTGACAACACTGTGTCCGACTACCCTGGCTGCGAGACTGTCACGAGTCAGCAGGGGAAGACCTATCAGGATGTCTCTATTGTCCTGACGGGAGCGGATCGAGCTTTGGCTTCCAACTTGGACCAGATCGTTGTGGCTATATCGCGGCAAAAGGGGAATCTGACCATTTACACCGACCTCGAGGAGACGAGCAGTTTTGCCATTTTTGAGGTACTTCATATGGTCCAGACGATCGACGAGGAACTCGGCGTCACTATGAAGCCGGATCCTCGTTTCCTCTCTTCCGTCACGAACAGCGTTCCCATGCCTGCTGACGATGCTGATCTCACTGCTTTGGACGGTTACAGGGCCGCGGTTTTTGCTCACGATTTCTCCCTTTTGGCCGCAGCTTGCAAGAATCAGTACGTCAAGCGGTTCATCATCGATTTGGCTGCATACCTTCCTACCTTTGGCGACGACATTTTTGAGGCCGATGTTTCCGGGTTTTCTTGGTTCAAGACCGCTTTGTCCGTGTCCGAAGAGGCCGACTTCCAAGACGCTGTTTCGGCCTTTTCCCAGTACGGCGTTCGTGCCTCTCCTCTGGGTAGTTTGGATTTGCTCGGCTTCGACGGTACGCTTGTTTTGGACGACTGTTCCGTGAGAAATTCCCGCGAGTACTTTGATGAGGTGATAGGCTCTGAGCCGTTCCTCGATGAGGTGGCAGTTTCGGGAAAGCCCAAGCCCTGGTGTTTCTTGCGGGCACTGCGCGATGCTGGTGTTGCCCAGGTCGATGTGGTCAAGGCCAAGAAATTGCTTTCCGAGTCGTGCGAAGACAACGGTGGGATTACCATTGGCTCGGCCATGCGTGTAGCAACGCAGCTGGGCTTGGACGTCTCCCTTTGGGTTGAGACGGCCGATGTTCAGACTCGTCAACATGGCCCGGTTCGTTCTGCTGCGCATTCGCTGATCTTGGTTGAAGGCCACTGGTGGTTGTTGTCGCATCGCAACCAATCACGTGTAATCGTTCGTGGCGTTGGTTGTGTTTGGTCTTTCTCCGTTTCTACTGCCCCTCGCAAACTCCTTGCGCTCATTTCCGACGCCTTGTCTTCTTTGTCTTCCACTCTTCCCCGTGTGGTTTCTTCTGCTAGGCTCACGCTCTCTGGTTTGGTCTCTGCGTTCTTCTCCTTGGTTCGTGCGGCTTGCTCCGCCGCCGTCACTTCTGATTTCTGGAAAGGCCTTGGTGTTTCTGTTAAGGTGGCCAAGGAGGTCGCTTCTGCTCTCGTTTCCGGTTCTCCTTCGCTCTCCGTTCCCGTTCTGCAGGCGATTATTTCCTCTCGCTTCACCGCCGCCTACGAAGCTCATTATACTTCATCTGCTGGCCCGGTTGTGAAGCGGACTCACGACTTCGTCGACCCCATGGTTTTGGCCGCGCAATTGTCGACCATGGAATTCGACATCGAGGTCTTGGCAGGTTCTGGGTTTGGTGAACGCACTCCTCTCCAGTTTAAGGCTAACCGCAATCCTGTGGAGTTCTCGTTTTCTTCTCGATTGCAACGCGATGGTCTCGGATACGAGGGACCCCGTCCGGCGGTTGCCTTGCTCAACGAGCGCATCCAGTTGAACAACGGCAGCAATGAGGTGCTCGGCGCTCCGACCAAGGACGCTTATCAGCTCTCGCGGGAAACGCCACAGGCTATGGAGTCCGGCTCGATCTTTGGCATTTACAACTGGAGGCAGATGAACAACCTCAATCGGCAGCGTCCGTCCAACGGCAAATTCGATCTCATGGCCATACAATTTCCACGCGACAAGAAGAATCGATTGACTCGCGAAGTGGAGACTGGTTCTGCTCCGACTGTCGGCAAGGGTCTCTTTCACACCGGTAAAGGCATCCTGGGTTCCGTTCAGACTGTATCGGCCGCCGCGGCCCGGTACCTCAAGAACAACCAGATTGAGCCTTCGCCCGTCGGTCTCGCTCTCGCTAAGGAGCTGGCCATGGAACGAGTCCGGGAATTCATTGACCCCGCCAAGCCTGGTCTGTCGAGTAGTGAAATCGAGTTCATCATTTCGCAAGCCGACGCAGCAGCCCGCGAACGGAATTACGACGGTAGGTCCCAGGCTGAGATTAGGGCGGACGAGACCGCCGAGTTGGTCATAAGGTTCGACGTCAAAACGCAGTTCAAGCCATCGAAAGCGTCAGACATCGCCCAGAGCAAATTGGACAAGGTCGGGCAGGGGATTTCTGCTTCCAGCGCCACCCGGAATCTGAAGTTTTCGGCTTGTTTCAGAGTCGTCATGGCGACGCTCCAGGCTAGGCTTCACGATTGGGTAAAGATCGACTGCGGCTACACGGAGCAGGAATACTCGCACATCATCAAGGAAGGGGTTAGCAATCTTCCGGGGCAACCCGATACCGCTGTCCTTGATGTTGAGGAGATGGATGCTAGCCAGAACTGGTTCACTCAGGCCGCGGAGCGTCATTTCTTGGAATTTGGGTGTGGACTTCGCGGGGACATTGTGGAAGAGTATTTTCGCGGCCGCAACGATTATCGCATCACTCTTCCGAAGCGAATGGGCTCTGCCAAAGTGGTCTCCGCCAAGTCCTCTGGCCTCAATGACACCTTCTCCGGGAATTGTATCAACATGCTGCTTTTTGGCGGCGGAATGATCAAGTCGTCTGGCCTCCGGTTCGTTATCATCAAGGGCGACGATTGTTTGGTTTGGGGTTATCAGCTGGAGCGCGATGAGGCCATGATAAAGCGCATCAAACCATTCACTCACTTCAAGTTCTCTTGTGAGATAAATGCGCCTATGGAGTTCTGTGGCAATGCCGTCGCTGGCGGGGATCTCGTGCCTGACATTCAACGGACCTTCGAGAAGGCCATCGGCAATAGGTTCAAGGACTATAAGCATTGGGCCCAATACCAGATTTCACTTCGGGACAGGGTGTCCCTTATCTGGCAGATAGGCATAACCAAGTGCATCCTCATTAACGCTGAAAGGCGCGGTGTGTCCTTTGAGACTATGCAGGAGCTCTATTTCTCGGTGGTTTCCTTGTCTCACATCGACAGGACCCAGTGGGAGGAATGGACCAATCTGCAGACGATGCCAACCGATCAAGTCCCCTTAGGGGCTTGAAGTGTGAGCAAACTCACTGCCCTCTATCCGATTAATGCCCTCGTCTTTCGCCATGCTGTCCATCGAGCTGATACTCTCTGTCGCGTTGCTTTTCTCGTTCTTGTTGTGCCTTGGTTTGGTTCTCGCCGTCCTTCGTTTGTCTTCTCGGCCCGTTGTTGTTTCTGTAGATTCTCCGCCCGTTCCCAATGTCGAGGTCTCCGTCGTTCCTTCCAGTCTCGTTGTGGACCTTCCTGCCCCTGTCGTCAACTTTTCTCCTGTTGTGGACCTGCATCCTACGTTTGACGTTCCTGAGTTCGATTTCTCTCCCTTGTTGACCGCCTTCACGAATTATTCTTCGGTCGGTAAGGGGGCTGGTTTGGCCGCGCCAGAAGTTTCTAGCGGCCCAAGTGTAAATACTCCTTCTCCTGAATTCGTACCTTCACCTACTCCTTCCCCACTCCCTGTCATGCGGTCGGTCTTCGATTCTACTGATCTTACGTCTTTGTCCGTTCGTCACGATCGTGTGTTGTTCCCAGACTCGTTCTCCTATTCGTCCGGTGCTATATTCGTTGCCGACGTCGACTTTATGCCTGGCGACTCTACTCGTCCCTTTGGTGTATTCGTCCGCGAAGCTTCATTTGGCGCTGCAGTTTTTGATACTTACTGCAGCCCTTCCACCTCATCAATGCCCGACGATAGGTCTTTCATCAACGATGCGTTATCTTGCGTGTTCCGCAAGCAGTGCGTCATGATATTCTGGGATCCCACGAACGATGTTGCCACGCTCAAATTTCCTCCATGCGTCAATGTCCTCGATATTAGTGACGAAGGCGTTTGGAAGCGGCCCATGGTCAAGCGCACTGGCAGACATCTTTCCCTTGGCCAACAAAGCCAATGGGTCGGATTCGGTTGGTCCGGTGGCCATAGAGGCATAGAGTTTGAAACAGACATGACGTATCGTATACTGCACAAGCTGGCCGCTTGGCAGGGTTTCTCGTCCGCAGCCGAGTTCGTTAATGCTTGGCGTTCCCTTTAAGCTTCTGGACAAGGCTATAATGTCCCGTACATTCGGATGTGCGTAATTGGTATCCGGTTTGTTGTTTCGTTGTTAGGGGGGTATCCACAGTAGATGCTTAGGGGGCGTTCGCGCAACTCCGACAGGCAATCCGCCCCATGAAAGTTTTCGTTTCGGCGCTATTTCCAATTTCGGGCATCACCCATGTTTGGTTACCGCCACCTCTTTGTGCCACTATCTTCCTCCGCTGCAGCCTCTGAGGGTCGTAAGAGTTGAAGTTAAGCTTAATCCGGGCGATCACGCCGAAGAAGGGTCTTTGGAAGGACCCCATCTCGTTCGATGTATATATTTATTGCCTGCCCGCTCTGTCGCTCCACGGCTCTCACTACGCCGCATGGACTTAATTGTTATTTCTTGTCATGTATCGTACACAACAACAAAATATCGTTCCAAAGTGCACCCACTGTGGTCAAGTGGGTCATGGTCGAGTTAACTGTCGCAATCCGGGTCTCATGGGACGTTTCCATCCCGCCGGAAATAGCAACAGATGCAACAACTGTGCTTTTACCTTGGATAATCGAACCGGCGTTCTAAGCCAGCGATTCGTTGGGCAACAGGGACAGCAGGCGCAAAGGCCCCCTGTCCAGATGCCTGACTATGTCGTGCCTCAAGCCTCTAGGCCCATTCCCCCTCCACTTCCGCCTCGTAAGGAATACACGACTCAAGTTGTTCGTGCGGTGTTTACTACCGCAGTCGTCACCGATCCTGTCGTTGTCAAGAGAGTCACTCTCGACACGGTCGGCATTCCTAGGCTTCAAGCCCTTGCTAATGACTATGCCGAGACGACCTTTCAGTCGATCTCCGTCCAGGTCGGTCATGTCAAGGACGCAAAAGGGGACATTTGGGTCGAGTTGGCCCATTCGCGAGTTGCGTCGCGCACCGTCACGGAGATGATTGAGATTGGCAACGGCCATTCTTTCAACCCGGACGCTGTCCACCAGCCTATTACCGAGAATTTCGAATCGCAAGGATTTCGTGCATCTCGTAGGTTGGACGCTCCCGTGCCATATGTCAGGCCGGTTCTATTTTATAGCGAAAGCTCGGACAAGCCAGTGATGATCATCGTCGAGTTCACGGTGCGCGTTAGCGGCCCGTTGAATCTCGTTCGAGGCACTGCTGCACCGGGCGTTTCTGTCGCTCCAGTGGCCGTTTATGGGCCGGTTCCTGCCATTCAGGCAACTGGGGTTTACGATTTCGCTCCAAATCCAATGCTCGTCCAACTGTGTTTGCAGGGACGTGGCACCAGGTGGAAGCTTAATACTGCCCACTTTGAACATAGTGATGGGACTAATCCTCTGACATATAACGGCACTGCCATTACTTTTATGTCTCATCCTTATGTATACGGTATAGTTGGCGCCTTCCTCGGAGAGGCCCTCAAGAATGACCTTAATGTTCTAGTTCCGAAATAACCACCCATATGAGCGGGTTTGGTTATGTACTCAGTTT